ACGTTGAAGTTAGCAACGACATATTACCTAGAGAAGTAACAGATGCGAGAGAAAATACGAAATTGAATAAAATGAAAATAGAACAACTTCATATAGGTGATGTAGTTTTTGAGGATGATATGGGCAAACCTATTCTTATTTTTGAAAGAAAAACTTTGAATGATTTGGCCGCAAGTATTAAGGATGGTAGATATAATGAGCAGTCATTTCGTTTAGATAAAGAGCTGACGCATAACCATAATATCGTATATATCATTGAAGGAGATATTGAAAGATATAATGAAAAAAGAACACATATTTCTAAAAAAACGCTAATGAGTACTATGTTTTCGCTTCTGTACTACAAAGGATTTTCAGTATTAAGAACAAACACCATTTGTGAAACAGCCGACACGATTGTTTTTTTTGCTTACAAGTATGATAAAACTATTATAAATGAAAAAAATAGGAAACCGTACTATGAGCTTAGTACTTTAAGTGCGGATAATGGTGGTGTCGCTACAAATGCCGTTATACAAGAAATGAAAGAAGTGGCGGAAACCGAAGAAAGTGAAAAGTATTGTAGTGTTGTTAAAGGGCATAAAGAAAAAAATGAATATATAACTCCGGACAATATAAATATAATCATGTTATCGTGTATTCCGGGTATAAATTCTAAAACTGCTACCCAAATTATGAGTGAATATAAGACGGTACAAAATCTCTTATATCAACTAGAAAAAGACCCTGCCTGTTTAAATACATTTATGATAAAAACAGAGGTAGGTAGTATGCGGAAAATAAATAAAAATTGTGTTGATAATATTAAAAAATTTTTATGCTCGAGTAAATAGAAAATACATAAGCTTTACTATAATAGTTCATTCGCGATATACTACTTCATCCCCTTTATAGTAACCCTTGTCTACGAGTGTTTGTGTGAAATCGGAGCCACCCCAATTTGGGTCCATGGGGTTAGGACTAAGGCCGGTAGATTCGGCAATATAGTCGAGCATCATGTCGGGAGTAAAATCTCCTTGTTGAGTATTGGAGTCGTCATATCCGGGATATGAGTTTGTATTATAAGGAGGATCATCGTGGGACGCATCGAGTAACTTTGTAACTTGTTTTCGCGGAGGAGGTTGAGTAGGAAGCGCAGATGCTGGAACGCCACTTAACCCGCCTAGTAAATTTGTAGGTCCAGGGCGGATTTTATACGACTGTGTACCGTTGGCTTCGTTGGAATGTTGTAAATATAATACGGGGCATATAGTTCCGGTTGCGCGCTGAAACTCTACAAATTCTACGTATTCTTCTAAATTGTTAAATATAACCGGATTTACACCTGGGACTTCTTTTTTTTTCGAGTTATACAAATAAAGCAGTGCTCCTTTTTGTATTAACACATTTGGACAATTCGTATCAAGGTCGGGCATTGTTAGTGCTTCTTTAAAGTCCGCCGTTGTATAGTTCAATACAAAATATGTAACGATTATAAATAAAAAAATTATTGATAAATTTTTTAACATCTTTTATATATTATTTTATTATAAAAAAATATTGTAACATATGTTATAATAAATAATATTGATTAAATATATAAATACGAATAAATGTTTTTAAATTCTGATGAACCTAAAATATTAACTGAAAGTGAAATTATGGAGTTAAAAAAAAAGCACGGTATTGTATTGTTTTATATGAATGGGTGCGGACATTGTGAAACTATGAAACCCGCGTGGAACAAGTTAATAAACGAACTTAAAGATAAACATAAGAATGAAATTATTTTAGGAGCCATCGAAAGTGGTAATATGGATATGTTTAAGAAGCATGGAATAAGTCCTTCTGTTTCTGGTTTCCCTACAATATTGTACTTTCATCCAAATAAACTTACAACTCCTGAATCTTATAAAGGAGACCGAAGTTATGAAGATTTAAAGAAATGGTTACTAAGCAAAAAAAGTAAAGGCAAAAGTAACGATACGCTTGTTATATTAACAGATTATAAGAACAACAACGCCCAAAAAAAGAATCTCGCTGGTATGGGTAAAAAGAAGGGATTTGAATTTTCTCAGTCTGGTGGTGGTGGTACTAAAAGAAGACGAATGCGTGCAAACAGAAAGTCTCGTTCTAGGTCTCGGTCACATCGAAAGATGTTAATGCGTAAAAATACGAGAAGGCGTTACCGGCGCTAATATCGTATATATTTTAATATTACTCTATCCAAAAAAAGTGATACAAATTTATATATACAAAACTAACTTAAAGGGTTTTAATATAGTTAAATTACAATCAGTATTTAAATAATATGGAAACCAAATTTACCGTGTCTAACTACTGCAAGCAAACGTTGACAGAGTATGAGGTTGAAGCGTGCAAGCAGGACGCCGCTAAGCGCGCACAAGCGTGTAACGAGTGCTCGCTGACGGAGTACGAGGTTAATTTGTATGGTGAGCAGAGTGTGACGTACTCACATATCTTTACCGCTGCCCCTGGTGCTCCAGCCTCCAAAATTGAACGCCGTACTGCATCGGACGCCGAAATAACCGCAGCCAAAACCAACCGCAAAAATAAACTCGCCGCCATGGACGCAGAAATAGCCGCATTTGGAAGCAGAAATAGCCGCATGCAAAACCAACGCACTTGAAAAATAGTTATAAAATATACAAATCACAACTGCGATTTTGTATTATTTTTATTTTCAGTAGGTGTAATTTACTATTAATTATTTTCAATTAAAAATTGAAATTAATTAATTACTTCTAACGAATACATAAGCAGAAAACAAAATATTTCAAATACTTCAAAAATGACAAGCGTTTCAAGTCGTGCAAGCAGCGGAAACGAAGACGCTCGTACCATGCTCGAAAAGGTACTTGAAACGCAGAGGCAAATTGCTGACAGTTTTACTGTTAAAGAACCCGACATTGAATATTACGGATGGTTTTCTGAAGATGCCCAGATGTTGCGATCCGTTAAACCGGTTGAGCACAAATTACGACGCGATGGTTCGAAAACAATGACTATAAAAAGTCCTCCTTATACTTACTGGTTACAGGGAAACAAAAAGGTCCTAGTTACCGATGTTACATTAACACCCGAGGTGATGAAAAGACACTCCGAAAGTGGCGCCATGTTTTTAGGCAAGCTAGACAAGTTTTGTTGCCGCTCTTATACCAAGCTTTAACAGTTGGCGTGAATGCCCGTTCGGTACATTTTTTATTTCTACTATTTAGGGGGTACAAAAAATTGAAACGAAAAAACGCGATATATGTATGAGTATGCGAAAAACAAAACAATATAAAATGGCGTCACACCACGATACCTGCACGGCTTCTTCACCCTTGTCGAAAGCAAAAAATGGTGTTTTGGGTTGTCGGTGTGTGAAAAAAATTAGCATAGACGTTTCCTTAATATCGTCTCTTTTGACTACGCCGCGCGATACAATTGAGACAACAAATATAAATAATATAATAGATAATAATAATATGAAAGATAATAATAATATGAAAGATCGCGATGAGGACAGCACAGATTTGGCGAGTGAAGAGGAAAGCAAAACTGTTGATGTGGTCGGCGATGGTGACGGTGACGGTGACGGGGAAAAAAATGGATACTACTACAGGAACCGGGAACGCAAACTGGAATACCAGAAAAAATACAACAAACAGCAAGGAGACAAGATAAAAAATTATAACAAAGACTATTACCAGAAAAGAAGAGAGGAGATTCTTGAAAAGGCAAAGACGAAGATTATGTGCGACTGTGGATGCGAAGTTCAGTTGTTCAACATGAATAGTCACAAAAAAACGAAGAAACATGCACGAGCACTCCAACGCATCTTGGAGGAAAACAACTGCAAACAATCACTTCACTAGTTCAATGTAGAACAAGTCAAAATAATATATTTATTTTTTTTTAAGTGTTTTATTGTTATTTGTTTTGTTGTTTTTCTTGAAAGACTTTTGATTTTTATTGTATACGTTAAGTTTCATCGATGGTTCGTCTTTTTCAAAAAATTCTTTTATATGTTCCAACATTTTTTTGCTAACAATTATATCTATTTCGTGTTCATGTTTGTCCTTTTCTACGATATTATATTTTAAGTTGAACATGGTAAACTGCTTAAACTCGTCTTTATTTTTTATGTCACTAGAAAGAGGTGAATTCAAATATCGGTTTAACATCTCAGTTGCAGGTAAAAGGTGCTTGTATTCTTTAACGTGAATATAGTATACGTTATCATTCTTCATTTTGGGATGAAATAAATCATCTATAAAACAAATCTCAATATCTGATGGTAACTTAGTGCATCTAAAAAAATCATCTACGCATTTTTCGTGGGTAGTTCTATTTATTTCAACAACTTTTCCGTTTATTTTAAAAGCTGCTATTATTTGTTCAAATATTTTTGAGTTCAACTTGTGTTCGAAATAGCCCTTAATATGTTCGGCCCATTTTCGTTCTCCTGTATTATTTGTATAAATCATAACAGCCTGACATTTATTTTCCTTCTTTTTTTGCAATAAGTGTTTTAAAATATCTAAAATATTGGGTCTAGTAAACTCGGGATATAAATCCATTAGTCCATTAAAAATACTGTATGCTTTATTTGGATTTTTATAATATTCGTCTAATAAATTACAAAATCTGCCTAACTGTCCGAAATATCCCAACGTTTCATCTAAATCAAAAACAACCACTTTCTTTTTAATATTTTTTATTGATTTAGGCATTTAAAATGAAAATGAATATAAAATATAAATATATAAATATATATTTTTTTGTTGTAAAATAATTATTATCTACTTTTAATATAACTTTAATACAAATATATAATCATGGGTATTTTAACTAAAAATGATTATGAAAAAATATTAAATTATTATAATATACCATTTTCTCCTTCAGATTCTTCCAAACAAATAAAAAATAAAGCAGAGGAAATCCTTGCGGAAAAATTATGTAAGTGTATTAAAAAAGTTAAAGATAGTATGGGTACAAGTACGGGTAGTTCTGACAATAACGCTGACGAGTCACGCGCAATAGGTATTTGCAATGATACTGTTTTTCGTCGTAAAGGTATTAAGCATAGTGCATTTACTTGTAAAAAAAAACCGAAACTTCTAAGGTTCCCTGGTAAAAAATATTCCCTCATTAAAAGAAGTAAGTATTTATCCAAAAAACAGAAACTTAGAAGACTATCATTAACTATGAAAAAAAAAATATTATAATAATATTATTAAACTTTTAAATTCATTTGTTAAAACTTTTTATATGTTTAACAAATGAATTGACTATATTGACTATTTAAAATGAGGGCTTAGCCTGACGAGGTGTCTTCTTTGAAGCGACACGAGGGGTTGCTGGTACATCACCAACACTACCGGATTCCTGTTTTGCGGCAGCTGGTGTGGTAACGGGCGCGGGCACGGGCACGGGTGCAGGTGCAGAAGATTGGGACTGCGAATGCGAATGCGAACGAGCTGGGCGTTCAGAATACTCCTCGCTACGTCCGCGACCACGTCCTCCATGCTGCTGATTACGGTCACGACGAACAAGCATCCACTCACTTCCACCACGACCTCCTCTGTCAACGCGTCCACCAACGCTACCACCACGTCCACGCACTTGAGGTCTTCCTCTCTCACTCTTATCAGCTCCCGCGCCTCCATCATGTGATGCACGATGCTCGTGACGAGTCTCACAAAACAACTTGCCTCCCTTTACACCACGAACGTCACCAGCCTGAAACTTGTGGTCTCCTGATTCAGTAGTTACTACCGAAAACTCCACATACTCTCCCTCTACCAAATAACGGTATTGCTCCTGACTTACCGTAACCGCTGAGTGGTGAAC